CTCAGGAGGAGGTTAAACCGACTGATCAGGCCTTGAGTTGGCATGAGCGAAATAAGTGGTATGGTGATGGTGAGAACGAAGAGAATTTACAAGCGACTCAGTTCGCTTATTTCACTCATTTTAATCTTATCAATGAGGGCTATGAACCTGATTCAGATGAGTATTATAATGAGTTGGACACAAGAGTTTTTCGCGTCTATCCGAACCTTCGGACAGAAGCGGAACAAACGGTCGAACAATCGGAAGGCAGACCCGTCGTGCAAAGAGTCGCTTCCGCCAGCCCTGCTGGTCGGCCACAAACACGAGGCAACAAGCGTGGCGTTTCATTTACGAAAGGTGAATTAGAACGTCTCCGGGGCCTGAAGCCACACAATATGTCTGAAGAGGCATGGTTGAAACGAGTGGCAGCAGAGAAGCAAAAAATTGCAGCTAGGGAGGCAAAATAATGTCCGAAGTAAATAAAACTCGCGCTTCGCGTGAATCCGAGACACACGATAAACAGGCTCGACGACGCCCTTGGCGTCCGGTGCGTAAGTTAGAAACTCCTCCAGCACCTCCCGGTTACACCTATCGGTGGATCAGGGAATCAATGCTGGGTCAGGAGGATCGAGCAAACGTCAGCCGTCGTCTGCGGGAAGGATGGGAACTAGTTAAAGGTTCTGATCTGCCTCCAGAATGGCAATTGCCAACGATGGATGATTCCGGGCGGCATTCAGGAGTCGTTTACAACGAGGGATTGCTCCTTGCGAAGATTCCTAACGAAACCGTTGAAGAGCGAAATGATTACTATCATGTCAAAAATCAACAAGCCAAAGATGCGTTGGACAACACCATGTTCAACGAAACTCGAGGCGACAGTCGTTACGTTAAGTATGATCCGCAGCGAGACTCCCAAGTAACTTTTGGCAGAAGGTAAATAAAGGAGTCCTAAAATGGCTAATAAAGATGCAGCCTTTGGATTACGCCCCTCTCGCATGATGGGTGGCGCTCCCTATTCTGGCGGCCAAAGTCGATACCGAATTGCTTCTGGTTACAGCGGCAAGGTTTTCCAAGGAGATCTTGTAAAGCAAGTAACTGGTGGCGGTGTCGAGCGAGCCGCAGCAGGAAGTGCTGTCCCCGTCGTTGGGGTGTTTAACGGGTGTCAATATACAGACCCCACAACCGGTGAGCAGGTCTTCAAGAACTACTACCCCGGTTCAGTCGCAGCCGCAGACATCATTGCGTTTGTAGTCGATGACCCTAACGTGGTCTTCGAAGTACAAGCCGATGACACGTTCCCCGTCGCTGACCTGTTTGGCAATTTCGATATTGTTGACCAAGCTACGACCGGAGACACGTCTTCAGGCCGCTCAAACGTGGAACTTGACGTGACGACTGGTGCTACAACGACTACTTTGCCGTTGAAAGCAATCGATATCTCTCAAGATCCTGACAATGATGACGTAGCAAGCGCTAACACCAACGTCCTTGTGGTTATTCAAAACCACATCGCTGGTGTGAAGTCTGCTGGCTTGGCATAAGGAGGCTAAATCATGGCGATTTCACGCGCTCAACTAGCGAAAGAATTAGAGCCGGGTTTGAACAGCCTCTTCGGGATGTCTTACGATTCTTATGATCGTGAGTACGAAGAACTGTACGCAATCGAAGATTCTCAGCGTGCGTTCGAGGAAGAGGTACTGATCACCGGTTTCGGTTCAGCACCAGTAAAAACTGAAGGTCAGGGCGTTGTTTTTGACAACGCTTCTGAGGGTTATTCAGCTCGCTACACTTACGAGACGATTGCTTTGGCATTCTCACTCACCGAGGAAGCTTTGGAAGATAACCTCTATGACTCACTTGGCAAGCGTTATGTGAAAGCCCTCGCTCGCTCTATGGCTAACACCAAAGAGATCAAAGGCGCGGACGTTCTGAACAACGCTTTCTCCGGTTCTTATACCGGCGGCGACGGTGTGTCACTGATCAACACTGCACACCCCTTGGCTGGCGGCGGTACTGCTGCTAACCGGGCAACGACGATGGCAG